CAGTAAGAGGAAATGTTTCGTCTGCTGACCAATGGGCTGTAGCCAGAGTTAACGGGTTCCTTCATGCATTGAGAACTGGTAGATTTAAGAGAAAACCTTATGACCAAGATTTACTACCTTCATCACACCCACTCTCATCTAAAAAGGGTAATGATGAAATGAAAGCAGAATCTGTTCGTGTAGGTCAATCAGTTAGCTGGTCAATAAATAAGGACCCCGACCCACCTTCAGTTGTTCATGGTGTTGTTACAAGTGTTAATAACAAAGACAAAGAAGCAACTATGAGAGTCTGGGCTATCATGGAAGATGGTAGTCATAAAAAGACTGATAGAAATGTAACTATGCCTATTTCTAAATTAAGAGTAATTAAAGACATAACTAAATAAATACCACGTACTTTCTAACTATTTGTTATAGTTTTTTATATATGCACCTAAATAAATCTGTTAACAGTTTATATAGGAGATGCACTCGTGAGTGAAATTAAAAATATCGACTTAGAATTCAAGGGAGACGGCGACGGCAAAGTCTCTGCAGTATTCTCAGTCTTCAATACACTGGACAGTGACGGCGATGTCGTTATTCCAGAAGCAATCAAATCAGGATTTAAATCAGGTTCAGTTCCAATGGTATGGGCTCATAAATGGGATATGCCAATCGGTAAAGGTTCAATAGAACAAGATGGTGAAAAAGCTACTTTCAAAGGTGAGTTTTTTATGGACACAGAATCTGGTAAAGAGGCATATAACTTAGTTAAAGCTATGGGAGACTTACAACAATGGTCTTTCGGATATAGAGTTAACGATAGTGAGAGAGGTACTTTCAAGCAAGGTGAAAAAGAACTTGATGCTAGATACCTAAAAGATTTATCAGTTTACGAAGTTTCTCCAGTTCTTGTAGGTGCAAATCAAGATACATACACTATGGCTATCAAATCTAATACAGAGTTATTAGAACAATTAGCAGAAGAAAAAGGTGTTCTTGGTCATGACAGTTTTACTAAAGAAGAACCAGAAGAGACTGAAGAAGCAGAATCAGACGAAGAAAAAGCATACCATTCAGATAAGAAAAAATGCACTTATGGCAAAGATGGTAAATGTGCCAAAGAAATGACAAAGTCTGATGATATAGAGGATTCAGAGGAAGTTTCTAAAACTTTCTCAGAAGAGGTCAAAGACGTGCTTGCTGCGTTGCATGACTTAATGACACGAACTAACGCCATTGCGATGTTACGTGCCAAAGATGGAAGGAAATTAGGCGTAAAAGCTACTGAAGCACTAAGGGCAGTTCAAGAAGACTTGTCAGATGCATGGACAGAAATTGACCAATTCATCGACCAAGTTGGAACCGAAGGTGCTTTAGAACTCGAGTTAGAAGAAGAACAATCTGACGATGTTGAGGAAATTGTTGATGAAGCAGAAAACTCAACTGACGTTATCGAAGCTGAACCTGAGACAGAAGAAGAAGTAGTAGAAGAAACTGCTGCTGAACCTGATGTTGAAGAAGTCGCTGAGGAAACACCAGAAGATAACACTGAATCACTTGAGTCAGAAGAACTAGACGACGAAGTGTGGGCAGAGTCTCAAAGATTAATAGCAGATGCTTTAGTTGTTGAGGCTGACGACGCAGAAGTATAAGTATATCTAATAGGAGATAATTTACAGTGAGTAAAGTAGAAGAGCTTAGAGAAGAAATCGTTAAGTCTCGTGAAGAACTCAAATCTGTATTTGATGCTCCAGCTGAAGATGGTAAGTATTCACACGACCAAAAAGAGAAAATCAAAGGTCTTAATGAAGAACTTGCTGGTTCATTAGAAGAGCTAAAGATTGAAGAATCAAAAGCTGCTAATGAAAAAGCTATGGAAATTAACGACGAAGTTGTTAATGAACTTCCAGTAGTTGAAGAAGCTCCAGCTGGCGTCAAGACAATAGGTGAGCAATTCACAGAAACCGCTGCTTATCAAAACTACATGAGCAATGGTGTCAAAGGCGTAGATTCTCAAGCAGAATTTAAAACTACATTAAATACCACAGGATATCCACCAGAGTCATTAAGAGCACCTGGAATATTAGAGACAGCTTTAAGAGACCCTAATGCTGTTATTGGATTGTTTGACCAAATTCAAACAGACCAAAACGCATTTGTTTATCTTGAAGAAACAACTTTCACAAACAATGCAGGTGAAATTGCAGAATCTGGAGACATCTCCAGTGCAAACGAATCAGCATTGGCATTCACTGAAAGAACAGAAAGCATTCGTAAGATTGCTACTTTCTTACCAGTGACTGATGAGTTGTTAGCTGATGTCGCAGGTATTCAAGGATATGTCAACTCAAGATTGACAACAATGATGACGTTAAGAATGGACAACCAATTACTAAATGGTGATGGTTCAGCTCCAAACTTGACTGGTGTATTGAATAAATCTGGTATTAACACATTTGCATATGGTTCATATTCAGGTGAGTTAAGAAAAATTGGTCAAATCTACCAAGCAATAACAGAAATCAGGAAAGATGCTTTCATCGAGCCTGACGCAGTTATTATGCACCCTTCAGACTGGTACGACATCGTTACTACAACAAGTAGCGTTGAGACAAGCGGTTCAAGAAATCCATTGTTTGTCGTTGCAGGCGGATTCGGTGCTGATGTTGCTCCAACAATTTGGGGTCTAAAAGTAGTTCCATCAACTGCAATTGCAGAAGGAACAATGCTTGTAGGTAAATTTGGCGGCGGAGACGCAGCTCAAATCGTATCAAGACAAGGTGTAGACCTTGCAGTTTCTGACAGTCATAGTGACTTCTTTGCGAAGAATCAATTGGCAATCAGATTAACAATGCGAATGGGTTTTGTTGTCTATAAGCCAACAGCTTTCTGTTCTATAACAGGAATGTAATAGGACTATAAGATAGTTATATATAGGGGTTCTTCGGAGCCCCTATATTTTTTAAGTTAGTTAGGAGATAATTATGCCAAAAGGCAGAGGTTACGGAAGAACCACAAGAAGGACCGCACCTAAAAAACGTGGTCGAAGAAGAAGATAATACCAAATATTTTGGTTTAATAAGTTAGGATTAATCATTATGTATACAATTCCAGAAAAAAATATTTATAAGCTACCTGATGGAAAGATTTGGGAAGGTAACCCAGTAGATGTGCCAACTTCTCAAGCAGACCTAATTGCAAAAGCTGGTAAAGAATATCCTACAGCTTGGCTCAAAGAGCAAGGTTGGGGAAAGAAAGCTGCTCCTAAAAAAGCTGCTCCTAAAAAACCAGCTGAAAAAGCAGTTGCAAAATCAGACGTAGAAGATAAAGCAGTTAAAAAAGACGTCGAAGACAAGTAAGGAGGTCTAAATGGCTTTCTCTACTGCAAGTGATGTAGAGTCTTATACTCAAATAAACTTTGATTCAAGTTTAGAGACGCATTTAACTAATAACGTAATTCCATTTGTAGATGCTTCAATTGAACAATATGTAGGATATACATTATCACATGGAACAAAAACAGAAACATTTACTGGTGACCAAACAAAAGAAATATTTCTAAGACATTTACCAGTTCGTTCTATAACATCTGTGGTTGAAGATGATATTACTTTAACAGAAGGTAATCAAAAAGATTTTGTTTTTTATGACAGTGGTAGATTAAGAAGACTTGGTAAGAGATGGTCTTATGCAAGAGAAAAAAATATTGTAGTCACATATGTATCTGGCTATACAGCATTTGGTGGTGGATTGTCGACAGATTTACCAATACAAATAAAAATGGTTTCATCAAGAGCTTCAGCTAGATTATTAGAAAATATTTTATCGGTTTCATCACAACAAGAACCATCAGAAATAACTGCACAAAATACAAGTGCAGGAACTGCTGGTAATTTTAATTTAGCAATGTCAGAAAGAATAGGAGATTATTCTGCTGATTATCCAGTTGGTACAGATGCTTTATCAATTGCACCATTAACAACTGCTGATATGAATTTACTATCTCCTTACAGAAAGTCTTACTTTGTATAATGCCTAACAAGGTAACTCCTACAATAGAAGAGGCAAAATTACTCTTTAGAGAAAAGCCTCAATACAAATTAAAAGACTGGGCTAATGAATGGGGAGTTTCTATAGAACGTGTCAGACAAATAAAAAATCAAGCTGGAATAGTTCCAATGTCTGAAGTAGATGAGAATATTGTAAATGTAATTTTAGAAAGAATAAGAAACGGTGAAGCAACAATAACAAATCGTTCACTATATAAAGGCTTACCAATAGGCTATGACAGATTTAAAACCTGGATGTTAAAAAATCCTGAACTAAAAGAAAAATGTGATTTAGCTAGAGAAGAATATCTGTCATCTGACAAAACTGAAAAAAAATGTTATAAGTGTAATGTCAATAAATCAATTGATTCATATAACAAAAGTCAAAAATATAGTGACGGATACAACAGGTATTGTAAAGATTGTCAATCACAAATTATTAATGAAAAAGATGATGTTAAAAAGAAAACTTGTTTTTTATGTAAAAAATCTTTGTCACCAAAATCATTTAACAAAAATAGAGCTATGAAAGATGGATACTCTTTATTTTGTAAAAATTGTCAATCTAAAGAGCGAAGAAGCAAGAGAAGACTAAATAACATAATTCAATAATCTTACTGCTAGATTTATAGTATGGCAGGCTCATATCCCGAACGTTTATTAATACACAGAGTAACAATACAAAGAACTACTGGTTCAAGTGTTGATACTCGTGGACTAGATTCAGATGTATGGTCAGATGTTAGTACAAATGTACCAGCTAGATTAGTTTTTATTAACGAAACTGAAAGCAGAGATGGTAGAAATACAGTAGTACAAAATTGGACAGCTTATTTTACAGGCTCAGTAACTTTAAAAGCATCAGATAGAATTTATTGGAATTCAGAAAATAAATACTTTGAAATTAATAGCGTAAATAAAACATTTAACAGAGTTGGTAGGTTATTCTCAGTTCAAGCTGACTTATTATTTTTTGAATAATGGCAAAGATTAGCACCTCTACTGTTGCCAGTAATTTAGGCGAAACAAAAGTTACCGTTTCTAAAACTTTTGCTGGTGAAGGTCGTAAAGATATAATTTTAAGTCGTCGTCAAGAAGCACAAGCTTTTAGAGTATTAAGATATTACAACTGGTCAAAATCATTTGGAATGAAAACAGACTTTTTTAACAGAATGTCTGATAGTGCTTATGGAATATTACAAACTCTAAATGACATTTCTGCTTTTACTTCTAGTGAAAATCTTATGCGTTCTATTGCAGCTCGTTATGGTTGGGTTGTAGCAGGTAGAGCATTTGGTAAAGTACAAAGTAGAGTTTTACCACAAGGTGGCGGTCCTTTTGGTAGATTCTTTCGTGTAAAGGGTGGTCAATTTTCAAGAAAGGTATTGGGAGATTTTATGAACTACTTTACAACAACTGAAATGACATTTGAAAATATTCGTAAAACTCAAAGAAATATTATTAAAGAATTAAATTCTGCTGATAGTATTGGACCAACTTGGGCAGGAATGGCTTTAGCCGAAGCTATAACTGGTGCTCCTGACCCTTACGCAACTCAAGCAAGACAAGTAATGAGAAATGGAAGAATGGGTACAGTAAATAAAGCTGCTGGATATTCTGATGCTGAAATTGGTAAAACAGATTCATATTTAAGTAAAAGAACTGATGTATTACAAAACTTAGCTAAGTCTGGAATGAGTGCTCCAGAAATGACTTACTTAATTAAAGCTATGGAACAGGGAGGTGACCCTGATGATATTATGAGAAAATATAATAACCTAAGCAGTGATATCATGAACACTTTACAAAAACACGAAAGATTTAACAAAAAGACTGCTAAAACTGTAATGGGACCAAGTCAACAATATGAACCTGTAGCGAAAACTGGTAAATATAGACCTGAAGGTATGC